CGATCAATGCCCGCGATTTCGTGGGAATCGCCTGTGAATTGGTACGCCGGCTCGATCGACTCGATCCCCGCCGTCCAGCGGTGCATCCACACGATCGCGTCCGACATTGCGCGATGCCCGGTCACGGTCACCGACGGCGACGGGAACCACGTCGAGGGCGCTTCGGCGGTGGACCTCCTGTCCGGCCAGGCGTGGGGCGACGTCCTCACCGGCACGGACCTCCGCCGATGGATGGTCGCCGAGACCCTCACGACGGGCAATGCGTTCGCCGTGGTGGTCGTCGACACGTCCGGCGCCCCGATCGCGCTCCGCCCGATCGCGACCGCCGACGTCTCGATGCAGCAGCAGACCGACGGGACGATCCAATGGAGCTACCAGGACCAGCCCTTCGATTACGGGTTCGTCCTGCATTTCAAGGCGCTCCCGACGCCTGGCAATCCCTACTGGGGGACCTCTCCGCTCGCCGCCGCCTCGACCACGCTCGAGGGCCTCGCCGCCCTCGAGGCAGCGTTCAAGGTGATTTCGCAGGGTGGCGGTCTGGGGAAGCTCGCGTTCAGCCATCCCGGCGCCCTCCAGCCGGCCGTCCGCGACGCCATGCGTACCGCGTTCATGGCGCAGCACGGGTCCGCCGCTACGGTCGGTACGCCGATCTTCGTCGGCGAGGGCATGAAGGTCGAGCAGCTGGCGCAGACGATGGTCTCCGACCTCGCCGCCGCCCGCGCCGCCGGCGCGAAGGAAGTCGCGTCGATCTTCGGCATCCCGTCCGCCATGCTTGACGCGAGCGACGCTCGCACCCAGCCGGAGATCGCGCAGATGTACTGCAACGCGCTCCTCGGGTGGAGCGCGAGCTGGATGGCCGAGATCACCTCGAAGCTCGCCGCGCCTGGCACCAAGGTCGCGCTCGACTTCTCCCCGATCACCCAGGGCGATTTCCGCACCGCCGGCCGCGCCTACGCGCAGCTCCTCCAGGTGGGCGCCCTCGCACCAAACGACGTCCGCGCCCGGCTCGGCTTCGCGCCGTGGCCTGGCCTTGACGAGCCGAAGCCCGTGATCTCGGGCGTGACCGACCCCAACGCCGCCGCGGACGCCGCGGGGCAGGAGGTGGACCCAAATGCGTGAGATCCGAGCGCAGATCACCGAGAACGGCGACGGCATGATCCGCGGCTATGCGGCCGTGTTTAACAGCTGGAGCAAGCCAATTTCCGAGCGCGGCCGCGTGTTCCGCGAGCAGATCAAGCCCGGCGCCCTCAAGCCCGAGGGGAACGTGTCCCTCTGGTGGATGCACGATCAGACCGACCCGCTCGCGAACACCAAGAGCGGCACCTTGACCGTTACCGAGGACGAGCGCGGTCTCGCGTTTGTCGCCGACATCGGGAACACCCAGCGCGCCAACGAGATCCGCGATCTCGTCAAGCGCGGCGTGGTCTCCGAGATGTCCATCGGTTTCGTCGTGAACCAAGACACCTGGGACGGGACGACCTCCCGCACCATCACCTCTGCACGTCTGCACGAGGTTTCCCTTGTTGAGAACGCGGCTTACAACGGGACGCTCGCCGCCGTCCGAAAGGATTCGACCATGCCCCTGAAGGAAGATCGCGCTCGCGTTGCCGAGCTGAAGAACGAGTATCCGTCCGCCACCGACGAGCGCCAGCTCGCCATCCTCGAGGAGATCGGCGAAGCCGAGGAGCGCATCGCCTCCGAGAAGTCCGTCCTCGAGGCCCGCATCAAGGCCCCGGCCATTATCACCAGCTCGAACCGCGTCGCCTCCCCGGCGAAGGACGAGACCCGCGAGTGGTTCCGCGGCGGCTTCCGCAGCAACCGCGCGATGGGCATCAACATCTCCGGCGGCTCGGCGAACCTCTCGACCGCAGGAACGGAGCCGGTCCTCTCGTCGACCTTCATCAAGGCGCTCGACCAGGAGAGCGTGATGCGTTCGCTCGCGTCCGTCGAGACGCGCGGCGTCGATTACGACATCCCGGTCATCAGCCAGCGCCTCACCGCGGCCCTCGTGGCCGAAGGCGCCTCCTACGGCTCGCAGGACTTCACAGCGACCCGTGTGCAGTTCACGGCGTACAAGTCGGCCATCTACACCGACGTCACCGAGGAGGCCCTCCAGGACACCGTCTGGGACCTCGCCTCGAACGTCGTGAGCGAACACGCTCGCGCGCACAGCCGCCTGTGGGAAGGTTTCTTCCACACCGGAACCGGTTCCAGCCAGCCCCGCGGCATCTTCCACTCGGGCGCCGGCTACACGGGCGTCAACTACACCGCCGCCGCGGCCCCGACCGTCGACAAGGTCATCGACCTGTACTACGCGCTGAACCCGGCCTACCTCCCGAACGCCGCATGGTTGATGAACCAGGCAGTCTGGGGAGCGATCGTCAAGTCCAGCACCAACGCCAAGTACGTGCTGAACGGCGAGAACGGCAACATCCTCCGCGACGGCGCCGTGGCGCTCTTCATGGGCAAGCCGGTCTACCTGTCGGAATACGCTCCGACCGCGTACACCGCCGGCACCCGCTCGGTCGCGTTCGGCGACTTCCAGCGCGGCTACAAGGTCATCGACCGTGCGACCGTGAGCTTCACGGTCGACGACATGAGCCAGCGCACCAGCGGCCTCATCCGGTACTCGAGCCGGATGCGGTGCGACGCGAAGCCGGTGGACACGTCCGCCATCAAGGTCCTGATCTCGGCCTAATCACGCCCCATCGCCAGCCGGGTGGGCGCCCCTTCGGGGGCGCCTACCCCGGACTGTGAGGACCAATGGCAACGATTCCGACCGTAGCCGAGGCTCGAGGGTGGCTCAAGCTCACCCACACGCAGGACGACGCGCAGCTAACGCTCGCGATCGCCGCCGCGTGGAACGAGTACCGGGCCGCGACCGGCCGGCTCGAGGCCGACCTCACCGATGCGGAGAAGGTCGCGCTCCTCGAGCGCGTGGCGAACCTCTACGGCTTCCGTGGTGACGACTCGGTCGGTCCGTCGACTTGGTACGTCGACACGATCCGCCGCATGAACAACCCCAACAGCGTGGGCTAACGATGGCAGGATGCGGCTACTGGCGCGAGCGATACACCTACCAGGTGCCGACGACTACGGTCGACGGTGCAGGGCAGGGTACGACCGTCTACGCCGACTCCGTCGTCGGCCTCGCCGGCGTGGTGACGCCGAACCAGCGCGAGGTCATGGACGACATGGGCGTCGCCGTCCGTACCGACGTCGTCATCGAGACCGCGTTCCATCCGTCGATCACCGCCGCCGGACGCCTGGTCGACGCCTCGACGTCCACGGTCTACAACATCATCGGCGTCATCGACCCGGACGGCGGCAAGCGTCGCCGGCTTCGCATCACCGCGACCAACATCGACGGCCAGATCATCGACCCGGAGCCGGCATGATCAAGGCTTCCCTCCACGCCCTCGAGGTCAAGGCCAAGCTCCTCGCCATGAGCGAGCAAGCCCGGAATAAGGCGTTCCGCAAGGTTCTCCGCCAGGCGGCGCGGCCGGTCGCTACCGAGCTGCAGCGCAGCTGGGCGAGGGCCAAGCGCCGCGGCGGACTTGTCACCGGCGAGATCGCCGACGCCCAGGAGTCCCGCATCAAGTTCCGCAAGCGCACCGGCCAAGCCACGCTCGAGATCGGCACCAACTACAAGCGCGGCGGCTACGCGAAGATCTGGCACATCCTCGAGAACGGCTTCAAGCACTACGGGAACAGCTCGACGTACACGACCATGGGCGACGAGGCGAACAGCCTGAAGCGCCGGCGGGAAGTGTTCCGCGAGGAGGTCGCGAAGAGCCTCGGCGGCTACAAGGGCAAGAGCAAGGACGAGCGCATCGCGCTCGCGAAGGCGTCGACCGCCGCATGGCAAGCCAAGATGCCCGGCGCCGACTCGGCCATCGGCCGCGCCAAGAGCGCCAAGAGCGCCCGGCGTGACGCCGCCCGCGCCAAGGGCGCTAACCGCACAATCCTCGGCCGCAAGATCTCGCGACCGATCGCGGCCAAGTGGGCGCCGAAGCTCGCGCAGACCGCCAAGGACCTCCTCGTCGCCGAGATTATGAAGCCGGCCAAGAAGAAGGGGGGCAAGAAGTGAGCGCGTCCAGCCTCCCGGAAGCCATCTTCGACCAGCTCGACGCGGCGACGACTAACCCGGTCTCATGCGAGCTTCGCCGCCAGGGCGACCCGACGCCGGCCGTGATCTACGAGATCAGCTCCTGTAGGTGGGACTTGGATATCTCCGGCACCCCGACCGGGACCGGCACGGCGACCGTCCGCGTCGACTGCGTGGCAGACCGGGCGCTCGCCGCGTGGGCGCTCGCGATCGTCTGCCGGAACGCTCTCGACGGCGTATGGACGCAGGGGGACTACACGCTCGTCGCTACCTCCCTCGAGGTCGCGCAGAGCAGGGCGGCACCAGACGACGGGCAACCTGACGCGGAGCGCGTCGCGACCCTTTCCGCGGAATTTCAATTCAAGGAGAACAGCTAAATGCCAGCAAGAGCAATCGTCGGATGGGGCGGAAGCCTCACCATCGGCGGGACTTCGATCCCGGTCCGCAACGTCACCATCACCCGCCAGGCGTCCGAGTTCAATCTCACGGCGCATGGCGATACCAAGATGTACTCCGGTCCGGGCCGCGTTAAGCGCGGCGGTAGCTGCGAGGCATACGTAAATTCCTCGGTCGAAAGTGCCGTGTCTGGCATCACGGAATCGCCGAACCTCGCAACCCCGGCAAGCCTCGTATTTACGGGCGCGGGCGCCGGGAGCATCACCATGTCGGTCATCATCACCGGCGCTGATCACACGCATTCCTCCGAGGACGCCGCCATCTACTCGATCACCTTTACCGAGACGCTGGCCCTCGCATGACGACATCCTCCCCATCCTGGCGCCAGGTGGATCTCGACGGGGTCGGAGCCGTCGAGGTCCGCCCGGTGACTTTGCGCGACACGGTCGGCGCGGACGTCACGGACCCCTCGTTTATCCACAAGTGCGTCCGGCACGTTGGCGGCGAGGTTTACACGCAGGACGAGATCCTCGATCTCCCGGTTGCCGCGGCCAACGCGCTCGCCGGCGAGGTAATGAAGGCCCGCCCTACCTCGGCGCCGAGCGGCGCCTCTGGAGACTGAACCCGACCATGGACGCCGATCTGCATCTAGCCCAGGAGGAGACGACCATGGAGCGGGTCGAGTACCTGCTCACCGTGGTGGCGTGTTCCCTCACGGGCCAGCCGGCGCACGTCCTTTGCCCGTGGCGCCGTCGCGGCGTGGAGGGGTTCCTCCAGGCGGTGAACCGTGGCTAGTGCGGACATGAAGGCCGTGATCACGCTCACCGCCGACGCCTCGGGCGTCTCGGTGGGCGTCTCGAAGGCGATGAAGAGCCTCGAGAACCTCCAGGCGGGCGTCTCGCAGCTGCGTTCCCTTGCGGTCGCCGGCATCCTTGCGAACGTGTTCCGCGGCCTCGCCGACGGAGCCATGTCCGAATTGAAGCGCCTCGAGGACCTCGGCCGCACCTACAGCGCCGAGGGCATGGGCGCCGCAAACCAGCTCGCGATCGCTCAGCAGCAGAGCGACCAGACGCTTGGCGAGGCGTTCGGGCCGATCACCGCGGCCATCGACCAGATGAAGGTCCAAGCCATCAAAGACCTCACCGACTACCTCGTCGCCAACAAGGAGCCGATCGGGCAAGCGATGGCCGCGCTCGCCGGCTTCACCGTCGGCCTCGCCGAGACCACGGCGGAATTCCTTGTCGCGCTCGGAAAGCTTGTCGACTGGGTTTCCAATTCCACGCCGGGCGAGATTGCTGCGGACGTTGGTACGGCCGCGGGAGAGTCGTTCCTCGGCGGTGGAAACATGGCCCTCGGGTCGGCAAACATCACCGCCATAGGTTTGATCTACGACGTGATCAAGTCCAAGCTCGGAGGCGACTGAAATGCCTAGCCAGATCCGGCGTCTCCCAGATACCGACTCAATCCAGCTCGCCGCGCCTGGCGAAGAATCGAACTGGACGGAGTCGCTCCTCTACACCTACACCGAGGAGACCATCAAGACCGTATGGCAAGTCCTGGCGGATCCACTTGTCCCGCAGCAGGGGCAGCGATACGTCCCAGCTGCAGGCGCTACCGGCCCGTTAGTCGCATTGACAAAGACGTTCATATGCCGGTCCATCGACGCAAGCCCGGTCCCGCAGTCGCCGCGCGCCTGGCAGCTGCGAGTTAAGTGGTCGAGCCGCTACCCGATGAACGAGATACGGCCGTACTTCAACCTCACGCGGTCCACGTCGCAGCGCACGGTCCCCATGTACCGCTCCTCGGACGCGATCTTCACGGGCGTGCCAGATAATGGAACCATGCCGTTCCCGCCGACCGCGTTCATCGGCGGCACGTCGGTCGATATGAACGGCCAGCCGCTCGCCGTCAAGGTCTCGCAGCAGTCGATCCAAGTCGATTTCCTTTGGGACCGGACGCGCGACCGTGCTTCCGACGCCATGAGTGGCGCAGCAAGTAGCCCGGACCCGCCGTCCGAATGGTCCTCCGTGTACGTCAACACGCGTAACAACGCGACATTCCTTGGCTGGCCAACCGGCTACGTGACCTACCTCGGGTGGACTGCGAACGAAAGCCCAGACGAAACGCTGGTCATTTCCCATCGGTTCCTTGCGGACGATTGGCAGCACCTCGAGCAGCGCGTCGCGCCGAACGTCGGAGGAAAGCCGTTTCTCACGGCAGGGCCGACGCTTGTGAACATACCGACGCAGTCCGCCGCCAAGGTCTATTGGTACCAGCCGTTCGTCGCGCTTGAGGATTTTGACAATCTGTTCTCGTGGCGCCCGAACCTTCTCAACGCCATCAAGACCCCGCTCCCTGCCTACATCGCATGAGCTACCAGACTCCCATCTTTGAGTCCGGCCTCTTTGGCAAGGCGAATCGGTTTGTCTGCAACGGGTGGACGCAGTCCGCCCAAGCGGTTGCGGCCAATGCCCAGGGCCTCGAGTGGGCGCAGCAGCAGGTCGTCCAGGGCAGCGTCCCGGAGCGATGGCTCGCAAAGCTGACCGCGGCGACTTTGATTAGCGTCGACCGATGGGTCTACGCGTTTGAACCGTTTGCGATTAACTCAAACAACCAGCCCATCATCCTTAACGAGGCCAGCACGTGGGGCAAGGGGACGGGAGCCATCAACCTCCGCGAGCTTCGGAACGACGGTACCCAGATTGACGGTAGTCCGAAGCCGGACGGCTCGAGCATCGGCCCCGTGGGCAGCGTTTACGCCTCCGGCGCCTGGACGACGTCCTCGCTTGCCGGTTACGTCGAGATCCACCTTGATTACAACACCAGCGGAGACGTCCTCTTCTGGTTCTCCGAACCGAATCCCGTGAGGTGCGCATCGTGAGCCAGTACCGCTATATCCATTCCGTGTGGCCCGGGTCCGCGGAAATTTCCGAATACACCGTCGAAGTGCTACTGGTAGCCGGTGGCGGTGGCGGTGGCGGAACTACCTCGGGTCAATACGGCGGCGGCGGTGGCGGCGCTGGTGGCTACGTGTACTCCGCATCGAAGACCATTACGGCAACTGGGGCCAGCATCGCCATCGCTATCGGCGCAGGTGGCGGCGGCGGTGTCGGTTCAACCGGCG